GTCGGCCATCAAGGCCTTCGAGGTCTGCAAGTCCTTCAACGAGTGGCCCGCCTACCCGACGGAGGTCATCACGATTGCCCGCCCGCAGTCGACCGCCGCCATCGCCCCCATCAACTTCGCCTAACCAACAACCCACATGGAAAACCAAAACGACCGCCCGCCCCTCACCACCATCGACAAGACCGGCAAGTATGTCCTGAAACTGTCCCTCCCCAAGGAGGACAAGGTCAAGGTCTATGACGACGGCGTATCCGCCCGCCTGTTCTTCAAGACCGCCGAAGGCCTCTGCCTCTCCAAGTCCTACGGAACGAAGTACGGCAAGAGCCTCGCCATGCTCGTCGGCAAGATCAGCGGGAAGTTCGTCAGCGAACCGAAGGCCGCCCTCTCCGTGCCGGCGTTCCTGGACTACCTCCGCCCCGCCACCAACATCTACTTCGAGGTCGAGGTGGAAGTGACGCCCGATATCGATGACGCTGGCGTTCAAAAGGAATATAAGGGCGAAAAAAAGTGGAAGCATAAGCTGAACTTCCCCAAGGGCAAAGGCTCGGCCGCGTCGACCATCCCGACCCCGACCGACTGGTAAAGCCATGCGCCCGAACCTCAAGGCCCCGCAGACTATCGTGCTCCTCTCCGGCTACGCCCGCAGCGGGAAGGACACCTTCGCGGAAGGGATGACCCGCTACAGCCAGGACATCAAGCGCATCGCCTTCGCCGATGCCCTCAAGGACGCGGCCAACGAGTTCTCCCTTCACCTCGGCCTGTCGGTGAACTTCCACGAGGAGACCTTCAAGGCCCAGAACCGCGAGACGCTCGTCGCGATGGGTCGCTTCGCCCGGTCTATCCATAAGGACGTCTTCATCTATAACCTCACGGAAGTCGCCAAGCGGGAGCGTGGCCACGTCGTCGTCACCGACACCCGCTACATCAACGAGGTGGTCGTGACCAAGCAGCTGATGGGCGAAATCCGAGGCTGGCGGGTCATCCACCTGCACATTGAGACGGAAGGCGTCGGTCCGGCTAACGACGAGGAGGCCACCAGCATCCGCGAGATGCTTGAGGGCGTCATCCCCGACCAGACCTACCAGTTCAAGCCCAACAGCGCCGTGACGATCCGTGAGGTCGCCGCCTCGGTCGCCAAGCATCTCCAACTGTGAGCAAGAAGCCAACCAAGCAGGAACGCATCGAGGAACTTGAGAAGCAGCTGGAGCAGGTCAACGCCCTCAACCTCCAACTGTCCCAAGTCCTCAAGATGACCGAGGAAGGCCAATGGGTCGTCATCTCGATGGTCGACCTCAACCGCTACCGCAACGGCATCGACGTCCTCATCAAGGCCGGGAACGCCCTCGACGAACACTTGGGCGAGTTTGACCCGACCGAGAACGGCTTCGCGGTCCGCCAAGTCTGGAAACAAGCCAAGGAGTCCGACAAGTTCTAGCCCCTATGGCGACCCCCACCGACGACGAGCTGGCCGAGATGTCGAGAGCATGGGGGGTTTCAATCGAGCGCCTCCGCTTCCTCGCCACCTGCCCGCACTACGACTCCAAGCCGCACATCCGGGTCGACGACTTCAAGGACCCGACCGAGAAGCACATCGCCCGAGCCATCCGCGAGGCCATCCGTGGATCGTGGACGCCCGAGGACGCCGCCAAGATAGGCAAGGTCAGCCTCAAGACCATACAGGCCTTCGTCTGCCGTCACGGCATCATCTGGCCGCCCGGTTGTCGGCGCCGTCTGGAGTGGGGACGCGGTACGACGCACACGCACCGCCTGAACGAGGAACACGCGAACCTCTTGGCGAAGGGACGCATCACGATGGCAGAGGCCGCCGCCAAGGGCATCGCCGAAGGGCTGACCGCCAAGGAGACCGCCGACAAATACGGCTTCAGCGCTCCAGGGATGTACAACTCCGCCGTCCGCCAAGGGCTCAAGTTCATCAGCCACAAGGAGAAGTTCGGCGTCCCTCGCGGTATGCCAAAGGCCCCAAGCGTATGAGCCGACTGACAAAGTTTGTTTTTGCGTCCGACAACCACGGGGAACTTGGTTGCCCCGATGCCTTGGCGGCACTCTACGCCTACTGCAAAGACTTCAAGCCAGACATCCGATTTGGCGGCGGAGACCATTATGACTGCTCCGCGATCCGCAAAGGGGCGATGGGCGAGATGGAAGGCGTCCGCTCGATGCAGGACGACATCGACTCCGGCAAGGAGTTCTTCAATAAGTTTAGGCCGACCCACGTCACTTGGGGTAACCACGAATACAGGTTTGAGGCCACCGCCCGCTCGCATCATTCCTCCCTCGTCCGGGACTATTGCGCCGATAAGTTCGCGGAAATCAACCGCCACGCTAGGAAGTGCGGAGCGAAAGTAATCGTTCCCTATCGACGCGACAAACCCATCCGACTTGGCCCCATCACCGTCCATCACGGCATCGGCAGCGACCTGACGAAGATGGGGATGTTCTGGGGGACGGAAGGCGGTCTTGTGATGGTAGGACACGGTCATACCGGCTACCAAGTCAACCTGCCCAAGTTCGGACGCGGGGCGGCTTACATGTCCCCAGCCCTAGCTCGCCTCTACGACTTGGAATATTCGGAGAATACCCTTTCGGCAGCCAAGCACAACAACGGCTTCATCGCCGGGTGGTTCAAGGGCAACGAGTGGAAGGCATGGATCATCCACCGCGTCGGCGACGGCAAGTGGTATTGGCAGACCGACATCAAGACATTTACCCCATGAAGTGCAAACTCGACCCCCTGCTCGTCAAGGTCATGGCGGCCATCCACCGCAAGCCCGAGGCTGTCCCTCCTGGCTACCACACCATCGACCAATGGGCCAAGCGCTGGGACGTCTCCCGCACGATGGCGACCAAGTACATCCACAAGGCCGTGGACATCGGGCTCATGGACAAGAAGTCGTATCTGGTCACCTGCCGGAAGGACGCCCGCCCTTACCCGACCGCCCACTACTGCGAAAAGGCTCGACCAAAGAAACGTTAACCACCTTAGTCCCCAAACCTCCAAGCCATGGAACATCCACCACCTTCCGCCCTAGACGCGGAACGGCATATCCTCGCCGTCTCCATCGCCCAAGGGCTCCCGCTGCCCGACGGCCTCCTCCCTTCTGACTTCTTCGAGCCGACCAATCAGGACATCGCCTCCGCGATCGTCGGCCTGACCGAGGAAGGCACGACCCCTGACGAGCTGACGGTCACGCAGCGCCTCCGCGAACTCGGTTCCCCTGTCGAGGCCTTCACCGTCTCGGACCTGTCGACCACCGGGCAGTTCATCCAGCCGAACAAGGCTTGGACGGATGCGGTGATTAAAGCCCTTAACCTACGCAAACTTGCGGAGTACGCCAAGGCCGTCCTGAGCGTCACCCAAGAGGTCGGGGCTGACCCCGATGCCATCCTGCTCGCCCAAGAGCAACTTGCCCAAAGCATCGCACGGCGCAAGGGGCAGTCGACTAAGGAGACCTCACAGGCCTTCGACTTCCGCACGATGGTCGCAAGCGACAAGGAGCAAGACCCGTCCTGCGTCCTAGGCAACCGCTTCCTATGCCGTGGAGGTTCCTGCCTCCTCGTCTCGCAGACCGGGGCGGGCAAGTCAGCCCTCGTCACCCACGCCGCCCTTTCCCTCGCCCTTGCTCCTGGGCATGACTTCTTCGGCATCAAGTCCCGCAAGGGTCCGCTGACCTCGGTCATCATCCAGTCGGAGAACGACGAGATGGATGTCGCCGAGGGCATCCAAGGGACGCTCGACGGCATGGGCATCGCCCGCTCGTCCCAAATCATCGACCAACTGGCCGACCGCGTATTCTACTACCGTGAGGCCGTGCGAACTGGCGAGGCCTTCGGTCTGCTCCTTCGCGAGCTAGTGACACGCCACAAGGCCGACCTAGTCTGGGTCGACCCCATCCTCGGGTTCGCCGGCGTCGACCTATCCGATCAGGAGGCCGCGTCCCACTTCCTGCGCCACATCATCCAGCCCGTCCTCCAAGACACAGGCGTGGTCCTGTTCTCCGTCCACCACACCACCAAGCCCGCCAAGGACAAGTCCAACTCCCTCGCCGACCTCGCCTACGCTGGCTCGGGCTCCGCCGAACTGGCCAACTGGCACCGTGCCGTGATGGTCCTCACCAAAGACCCGACCGCCGAGGGAGCCGAGGAGCAGCCGTTCTACACCCTCCGCATCCCTAAGCGCGGTGGCCGTGCCGGCCTCAAGGACGACCAAGGCAACTACACCTCCGCCATCCCCCTCCGCCACGCACGGGAGCAGGGACGCATCGCTTGGGAACGCCGAAGCACGACCCTAGCCGTCTCACAGGATGGCGTTTCCAGCCCCGCCAATGGGTCGCCAAGGCGTTTTGCTGGCTAGGGCAAGACAACATAGCCAACTTACCAACAAACGCCGTGCAGGTCAAATAAGCACACATTCCTTGACTTTCAAGGACAGGCTAATAGACAGGGTAATAGACACTCCTTTATCAACTCCTTTATCAAAGCGTTAGGGGGACAAATACAAATGCAGTCCCCCACCCAGAAGCCCTAGCCCTTGGCTTACGCCGGGCGGGCTCTGGGTCAGATGCAAGATACAGGGTAAACTCTCCAACCCATGAACAACACAAACCGACAAAGAAAACCGCGAAGGCTGACGAAGGCCGAGATCATCCAAACGAAGGAGCGCTATCGCCAGATGTGGGAAGCCAACCGACCCAGGATGCTCAGGCTCGCCGAACTAGGCCGCAAGGCCATCTCCGCTAGGCACGAAGAACATCGTCTTTGGATGAAAGAATGGCTGGCCAAGAAGCCTTCCCATTTCAGCCGTGCCCAGCTGAGGGAACTCATCGACAAATCCAAGAACGCGGCCGACCAGACGAAGACCGAGTCCTACATCAAGACCATGATACGCTACGGCTACATCAAGTTCGATGATGACTCCATGCTTTGGCGCAACTGCTTCTCAAACCTATGAGCGAAGAAATCGAAGGTTTCACCGAAGAGGAACTCGAGTACATCAGCGAACTTGAGGAACGTTATCCGGCCAAGTGGACCGACTACAGGTTCGATTGGTACAGGTGCAAGATGAAGCAGGAGACTCTGACCGTAGAGTTTATCGAACGGTTTTTGAAATGGAATGCAGAGTATATTCCCACACGCGAGGCCATCTTGCGTGAATGGCCTAGGAGAATACCTAGAGGGATGGTTTTGGAGTTATGCCATCGGGCCATAGCACAGCACCCAGATCAGCTGATGTGTACGGCTCAGTCATTCTTCACTTGGCTCAAGGCCAACAAGTACCTCATCAAGCACAAGCGCTATTGGCATAACGACTACTCAAAAGACTGACGTTATATTTTGCTTACGCTGGTCTGAAATCTTCAGCACGATGCCTGCGTGTTGAAGAAACCCAAGGCGCGCAAGCCGATGCCCAAGCCCTCGCGGCCTATGCCGTCGAAGGTAGACAGGGAACGTCAGCGCCGCTTCAACGCGTATCTGAAGCTCTGGCAGAAGATGCAGGACAGGGAGGGAGAGACATCATGCCAGGGCTGAACGGTTTCGACAGGGCTGCGTCACGCGAGGACTTCGCCCACGCCAAGCGTTTCGACAAGTGGTTCTATTCACTGCCCGCCATCCAGCAGGACAAGCTGCGCGAGGAAGGCGTCGTTCCGTACAAGGAAGCCCGCTCGCCTGACCACGTCTTCCCGGTGTACGAGCGCGCATCCATCTGGCTTTACGATCCGCGAGAAGACGAGACGCGGACCGAGACCGAGTCGTTCATCTCACGCGAGACCGTCGGCCGCATCGTGCATGACGTCGTCGACCTGATGGGATACACCAGCGACCCGACCACCCTGCGCCACTGGGAACTGATGCGTGCCGTCCTCCGCGTACCGGGCCACCTCAACGGTCCGCAACTCGCCAAGCTCTTCGGCATCTCGAAGCAAGGCATCAGCATGAAGGCCAAGCAGATGCTGGCCCGCGTGGACAGGCGCCTCGCCATCGCCCGGGGACTTGCCCCTGACCCCCTCGTAT